TGCCGTATGTCCAACCATACCCCGCCAGACGTCCGCCTGGAGCCCTTTGACGTGATCTCTGCTGCTGATCTCGTAACCGACAACCGGAGCGTCAGCGTTGCACTGTTTGATGAACGCTTCCAGCAGGTCACGCCGCCGCGGGAACACGTCAGAATGCGTGCAGAATTGATGCTCCTGTTGACATCGAGCGAGTGCAATATCCTGAGCCACGCTGCAAGGTTCCGAAGGATGCCGGTAGCCGTGCCCGCGTAGGTAATGGATCTCGACGTCGTCAGATTGCAACGCCGCGAGCCGTTCGCGGTGACAGTCCAGCGAGCCGAGATCGATGACACAAATAAACGGCTGCACTGTTTGTGATCGCCATAGCTCAACCGCCAGCTCAACCGGCCCCGGCGTGTCCATGTGCGGGATCACAACTTGGACGCGGTAGCTCCACGGGTAACGTTTGCCCGAGCCCTTCCACGCTTCGTCGATATCGTCGTCACCGCGTACCGGTGCCAGTAGCGTTTCTGTCACGTGGCGAATCCATGAAAACCAAACAACGCAACTCCGCCGACGTCGGCAACGCTGCCCGCTGGCGAGTCGGGATGCGATCGTCCGTCGCCGCTCTTGTATAGCGAGGTTATTTCCGCCGATGACAACGCCCGATCCCAGATGCCCCACTCGTCGAACGCGAACGCTTCGGCTACGTCCGCGTTATATCCCAAACCGATTTCGTTAATTGCCAAACACCCCGACGTCGATTCCTGCGCACTGTCGGAATCCGTCGTCGCGTTGATTGCCAGATCAACGCTGGTTCCATCCCAAACGATCGCGACGTGATACCACGTTGCCGCCGATATTGCCCCGAATGTGGACGCCTTCACCGTCGCCGTTGTGCCGTTGTTTTCGTGCTTTGTTTGGATGTAAAAATTATCGTCGGTCGCGTCGTGAACTAACGTAATCGTCCGCAATGCCGTGCTGCCGTCCGTTGTTTGTAAAAACATTACGGCGTTCGCCGACCCGCTTGTCGGTAGCGTGCCAATGCGAATCCATCCCGCGAGTGACAACGTCGCGGCGGTAAAGTCCGCCGGCTTTGTGTCGTACCCATACGGCGAATTGCCGCTGCCGACTAGGTTTTTTTCGTATGCGTACGTTCCTATTTTCCCGGTTCGCCGCCCTAGCATCGCGGGCGAACTCGACGACAGATTAAAATCGCCGACACTGTCGAGGAACTTCCCCGTCGCCTCGTCGCATTTCCAGTACGCCGTGCAACCGTCGAACACTCCGATGTGTGATAGTCCGGCTCCGCTGTTGTATAATGCGGCGATGTCCGCCGCGGTTAACTCGCCGTCCCAGATCCCCAACTCGTCGACGGCGACGGTGCCGGCCTCGTACTCGACGGAAACTAACGACTGTCCAGTCGTCAACGCTGCGGTTGACAGTCCACCACCACCAGTCCCCGACGTGCCTCGCGTTGTATAGAATGTCGTGCCCCGCCATTGTGCCGATATGAAAAACCAGCCCGAACTAGGAAACGCCGCTCCGGTGGGGCTTGTTGATGTGTACGTCCCGTCACTCACCACCATGCTAATCATATTACTCACCTCGTTATACGTCAACTTCATCGTGTGACTATTAGTCAACGTGATCGTGAGTATGTCGTGCGTGTCTGTGTTTGCATCGCTGAGAATGCGGAACCATCCCGCCATCGAAAATCCGTAAGTCCCGAACGTCGTCGACGGCGGGGATGTGCTGGCGATCAGTGACCCGCTACCGTCCGCCAGTGCCCCGTTATTGATCTGCCCGGAATACGCCGACACATCGCCGGACGCGTCCGCCAGATGAAACGAGCCGACCGTGTCCGATCGCGTTTGCCCGCCAGCCTCGTCGAGATTCCAATACGCGATGCAATCGTCGAATACTGACACTTATGCGTACCCCTGCCCAACGACGAAGCCGTGATAAACTGGCGTTGATGCGTCGACGCATTTAAACCCGAGCCAGTCGCTCTGTGTTGCCGATGTCGTCAACGTCGGGACAGTGCCGCCCGGCCATTTGATTGATGACGGATAACTCAACGTTCGGCTGCCGGTCGCGTCCTGCACGACCTGCAACATGACCGACTGCCCGACCGTTGGATTGCTCATCACCAGCGTTCGGTTGCCGCCGAGCGTGACTTTATGATTTGCCCCGGCTGACTGGTCGAGCGTGACTGTTGTTCCGTCGGTGATCGTGACAACGTAATCGGTCGAAGATACACCCGCCGAAACCGTCAGCCACTTCGTCCCGTTGTACTGGAAGATAAGAATGTCGCCCGGTGCCTGTAGCGTTTTCGACGATCCGAAATTCGCCAGCGTTTTACCGTTGCCCTGAATCGTGATCGCCAACGTATAGCTGGCGTGCTCAACGTACACGCCGATCTTGTCGTCGGCTGACGGCGATGCCGGAAACGTCACCGTGAACGCACCGCTCGACGCATCGCAAACAACCAGATCGCCGGCCGCCGCGGTGTAGTTCGCTGACTTAGCCGTCGTGACCAAACAGCAATCCGACGAGCTGCCGCCGCCGGCTGTACCGCCGCCAGTGAACGCCATCCAGTTGGTTGCATCTTTGCGGATCAGCAGAGCAAAGTCATGATCATCGTCGAGCGTGATATCGTCGTTGCCAACGCATTGCACGTTGCCCGTGCCGTGCTTTATCACCACTGTTCGCGATGACGATTCCGGCCGGATCACCAGCACATCGCCTTCACCGCCCGCCACCGTGATCGTGTCGAGATCGTCGGTTGCTGCATCTGATTCTGTGTCGATCGTGTGATAACTCTGCGTCACGGTGATGGCACCGCTGGCGATCGTCAGCTCGGTTGCATCGGTCAGGTTCAGGCCGAGCAGCTCCTGAATTCCAGTGCTCGCTCGTGTGCCGTCTGCCAGCAGAAAAGTCGACTCGTCGATGTTACGATTGACGATCGTCCAGTGAGTCTCGAGCGTCGGCGAATCCTGATCAGCAATCAGCACGTCGCCAGCATCAACCGCCGCGGTGAAGAACGTACCGGCACTGCTCACCGTGTACGCGTCACCTTTGAGAATTCCCGACGGCGAGGTATCAAGATCAGGCGAGTTCGCTGACGCGTCATAGCCGCCTTTGTGATCGTACAATCCAGCCACAGCCGCGTCGACGTATGCTTCTGTTGCATACGTTGCGAGATCGCTGATCTGTGACGAAGTGAGTGATAAGCCGGACTCAAGCGATGAGTAGGCGATCTTTTTATTGGCCGGCGTTCCCGATGGATTATCAACAAACGTCAGCAGGTCATCAGCCGATAATGTGCCGGCTGGCATCTCAGTTATCTTTGTGTCTGCCATTCAGCTATGAAGCTCCTGCCGTACAGTCTACCCAGAAAACGAGCAGCTCACCGTTGACTCTGATCGCCATGCCAGCCGTATCAGTCACCGCGTCCATGTCCAGCGAGCGGTTGACTACAAACTCAACGCGGGCATCTGGTGCCGATGTCTTTAGGTTCTGTGCTGTGTAAGTAAGTAGTCCCGCACCATCATCAACGATCACTGGCGGATTCTCGGGATCGCTCGCGTATACAGTCGCTCGAGCGACTGCCGCTCCTGTCAAACTATCTGACGCCACGTCGAGCGTTTCGTTCAATATGAAATACACAACCTGACCCGATGAGCCCGAGTCGCGACGACTAGCAGCACCGCCCCGCGGCATAGCCTCAACGCGTTTTGTCGCACTGGCTACACGCTGAGCTGATTTTTTATCAAACTGAACGCCGCTCATTCACCGCGTCCCGTCTTTTTGTTATGGCACCGTTTACACATTGTCTGCCAGTTGCTCCGATTCCAGAAAAGCAGGCGGCTGCCACGGTGTGGGAGTATGTGGTCAACCACCATCTTTGCAGGCACGTCGATCCATCCACACTCGACGCACACCGGGCAAGCCTGGAGCCAAAGTAGCCGAGCACGCCGCCACTCATGATTGTACCCGCGAGCGTGCGCAGTCTTCCGCGTGCGAGTAGCCCGCTGCTTCGGTGCCTGCTCGCGTCGATTAGTCTTCGGACTCTGAGCCATTAGACTCCGAGGTTTGAGTAAGGCAATTCTTCGAGCACGTTCCACGTTGTGTACCATGCCGGCGATGGTATATCTGACAGTCGAGTCGGATCGATCTGCTTGCCGCGATCGTCGAGCGGCACTGGATGATCAACGGGCTCAGAGTCAAACGGTGCTTGCCCAACAACAGTGCAGGGTGTATGTGCGATCTCGGAAAATTTTATATATGCCATCTGATAAAGTCCCGCTTCTAATATCGTCGGTTGCCAGCCGTTGGGATTATATCGGAACGTATATGTCGTCGCCCAGAAATGTTCATCGTTCGCAAATTGCTGATTTGCAGTAATTTTCACTCGAAGCGTGCCCGGCTCAGCACCGCGGAACGTGTCGCTGTTGACTGCGTTATTGTAAAGATACGCATCCGACACATCGAATGATGCCTTGTTCTTTGATATGGTGAGAGTCGGGAAGCAATCGACAATCTCGACCGGATCTTCGTATCGGTCGCCGGCCGTATTCAGGATCGGCTTATCATCACGATCCTGCCCGACGTATCGTGAGTGCTCTTCAAAAGACCAGCTTTCCTGGCTGCCGCTGCTACTGCTTGCAGGAGTGCCCGGCTGTTGAGATGAGGTTGCATCATCATCAGCAATGTCGGCATCAGGCAGATCGTTTGTGTATTTACACTGCACGCCCCATACAGATGGATCACCGCCAGGCGACACAGCAACATCAACGCACAGCGAAGCCGCATCTTCTGGATGCGAATCACCGATCACTGGTACACCAGCCGCTTGAGCTACAGCCCAGCTTCGTTCATTAGCTGTAGACTGTGCAACAAACTCTCGCGTGTGCTCACGCATGAGATGCTTGCCGACTTTTGATGTGCGTCCTTCGTACCGCTCACTGACTGTGATTGCCATTACGCAAAACTAAAGACCTCGCTCGAGCCGGTGCCGGATATGTTCTCAAGTAGTGAAACCTGATCTTGTAGTAGTTTTGTCTGCTTCTCAGCTTCTTTTGCGATCGTCTTATCGTATCCCTGCTCGCCCTTGATCGCTCTGTTGATCACATCAAAAGCTTCTTCGCTACCTTTCATGGCGATCGCACCACCGGCGATCATCGGCTGCCGTGTTGCTAAGTCACGAGCCACGTTGATTGCTGGCTTTACCGCTTCAGTCACAGCGTTGCCGAGCTTATTAAAACCAGCCGAATCATTAAGTTCGGTGATATGCTCAATAGTCTCGGTCGCCATAGTGGCGTCGCCAGTCTGGAACTTTGTCGGATAGAGCACTTCATGCAGTCCGGCAGCCACTCGCTTTAATGCAGTAAGCGGTGCATTCTCAAGTTCAGCGATCGCCGCAGCCGTTCCGTGAATGAGTTGCTTAAACCCATTCATCGCATTGTAAAGATCCTTTGAAATGAAATCGACCAGCCATAGCAAAGACGTCTTCAACTCATCTTCAAATAATTGCTCGAAATCAATTGCCAATCCCGATGCCGCACTCTTTACCTGTATAAACGCACCAGTGACGTTGTCGAGTTTGTCGGCGGCAACCTGCATTCCGTAGCCGTCTGACGCCGCCATTTCTGCATTGATCTCACGAATACCATCAGCACCAATCTTCAGCATTTTAGAGATCGCGGGATCGCCGATCGTTGTAAACATCTTGCCGAGAGCCCTCGTCCGCTCGCCAGTTGGCATACCATTCAGAGCGTTATTAAAATTCCCGATCACTTGAGCGAATGGCAAAAATTCATCATTCGCATCAGTCACCTTAATTTTAAGCCGCTCCATTTCTTCAGCGGCCACGGCCGTGGGCGATCGTATGCTGTTCATCATCGCACGAAAGCCCGTTCCTGCTTTCTCCTCCGTCAGTTCACCAGCTAGTTTAGCCAGTATGCCTGTCGTCTCGCTGATATCCATACCGAACCCTACAGCAGAACTGCCAGCATACGCGAGCTGCGTACCCATCCCCGACACGCCGATGGCTCCAGACTGAGTAGACTTGACGAGCTTGTCAGTTATCTGAGCCATATCGCTGGCTGGCAAGCTAAACAGGTTCATAGCCGTCGTTGCAATTTTCGCAGCTTCAGCCATCTCGAGTTCGCCAGCCGCCGCCAGTGTCAGCACTGCCGGAGCGGCACGGTATATTTCCTGAGCATCAAGACCAGCTTTGGCCATTTCCGTCATTGCGGCAGCGGCCTCGCCCGCCGAAAATGCCGTTGACGCTCCAAGTTCTTCGGCGAGATCAGAAAGCCGCTGCAACTGATCGCCGCTCGCGTTAACCGCTGATTTAACGTTACTCATCTGCTTTTCAAAATCGGCACCGATCCTGACTACTGCCGTTAGCCCGGCAATCAACGACACTGGAGCACCGATGGCGGCGATGCCCATGCCGAGCTTACCGATCGAACCCCGAAGCCCATTGGTGAGCTTGCTCGCCTTCTTGAATCCAGTATTTAACGCGGCAGTGTTTGCCGTCACTGAAATTGAAAAGCCGCCGATACTTGGCATCATCACCCCGCTTCGAAGAACGCTAGAATCGTTGCCTCAATGTCTGCATCTGATTGACGGTTCCGCCGTTTGTATACCGGCCGGAAATCGTCTTTCTTCGCCGCTCGTCCCTTGCTCCGCATACTGTTCGCCATCGTCGCCGCGATCACTGCCGCCTGATCCCAGTCATCGCCCCACGGATCAATCTGCCGGTACAAACGAAAACGCACAAACTCACGATATGAGGTTGTGCGTTTTGCGGTAGCGACTGAACAACCAAGCACGCGAAAAGCATAGAAACACCAATCACGCCCTTCAGGGCTTAAGACTCCCCCTCAAGCTCATCCAGCTCCTCATCTGTCACGCCGTTGAGTTTCTTTGCCGCCTGAAATACTCGATCAAGTGCTCGCACTGACTTGGCACCGAGATCGACCACATCAGCCAGCGAGAACAATCTTTGACCGTCAGCATCACACGCCGCAATCGCCACGAGTGACGCTCTGATATTCTCCAGATTGAAAACGCCGGCTTCAGTTTGACGCTCGGATTCCCAGGCGTCCTTTTCGGCACCGGTCAGCGATTTGACGCCAACTTCGCCGCCCCATTCAGGCACGTTGACAGTCTCAATCGAACAATCGTCAGCCGCCAGAATCTGCTCACGCGTGAGCAAAGACATAATCAACTCCCTGCGGTATAGGTCCGCTCACCGGAAAACTTAATTGTCACAGATTGTGACATCTTATCGTCGATCGGAACTGCTTCTTCTGAGTCAGTCAGAAAGCCAGAGCAGGCCAGAGTGCCCGCTGAAGATTCGCCAGACTTGAGCGGAAAAGTAATCGTCACTGTTTCGGCCGCTCCGCCGATTGGTGGTGCCGTGCCAGTGTTGTAGATCAACTCAACTTCAAGCTCGCCTGAGTCGATCAGCGTTGACGGAATAAACTCTTTGAATCCGCCGGTGCTGCTGAAGTTGGTAACGTCAACAGCTTCGCGACTGAGTCCGCCGATTTTCACATCAGTGATCTCAGCACAGAATCCGCTGCTGAATGTAACTGCCGTTCCGAATCCTAGAGATGCCATTAACCCCCTACGGCAAGCAATGCCGTGAACTGTGTTTCAAGGGCTGATAATCGTCCTTCAAGGAACGCCAGCCGCTCTGTCAAATCACCAACCGGAATAAACGCGTTTCCGTTTACTTCCAGTAACTCAATTACATTTAGCTCTGAGATGCCCGAAGGTGTGCGAACCTTCAAGACCACTGAATCATTCATAATGCACCGAGATCAGAACGTTGACGGCGTAATAGAAAGAGTCAGCGTCATCAGTCGTTTGAATCTTGCTGTCTCTCACACCTTCGACCAGCAGGCCGTGCACATAATGCGTCGTGAGTTCACCGCGGAACGCAGCCAGTGACGTTTCCACCGCGTCAGCAATCAGTCTTGATTCGCGATACGTTTCCGCCACGCACTGATAGACGATGCTCGCTTCTTTGAATCCAAGCGTGCCGCTGAATGAGTATTGATTTTCGTCGCTCATCACTTCGTAGGTGATGTGCGGATACGTCGGCTTGAATCGCGTTTTATGCGGGTAGATACGCGATGCCACCAATGCCGAAACACCAGAGTCAGCAGTCAGTCTTGTAAAGAGATCCTCATTGATCATTTGGCAACACTCGCCAGCTTACTGCGTAACTGAGATGCCATTATGGCTCGAGCTTTCGGAATGCTTGCCGTCAGTGCTTCAGTCATGAACGGCATCGGTCTCACGCCGGGATGACTCACCGACGTATAGAACCGATTCGCAAAGCCCAGCCGCCCGCCATCCTTCGCGGCTATGTCGTGACCTTTTATTCCATGATGCAGCATATAAGGGAATCGATCATAGCTGCCGGGAATACCAACGATGCCGTGAATGCCCGTCTTCCCTTTTGCTGTGCGTTTGAATTTTATAAAAGACTTCTTGAGACGTTTGCGATCATTACCATTCGAGTCATGCGGCCTGCTATCCACTCCAACCGGCGAGCGTTTTACCACTTCACGCTTCATCACCGTCGTAGCTTTACTGATTACGCTGCCGATGATCTTGACGCGTATTTTTGCCGGCAACGCGTCGAGCTTACGCATTAGCTTGCGAGTGCCGATTGCCTCAATCCGAACTACACCAGGCTTCGATGCCATTAGCTGGCCTCAATTTCACGCACTCGTACAACGTGCTCACGATCATCAGTGTCGACGTTGATCTCGTCATGTATCTCGTAATAAGTGCTGCCAATAAGCACACGCATATCACGACTCAGCCCGCTCACATAACGCATACTGATTGTGTGAGTGGCTGCCCGTTCGGATCGCTGCGATCCGCTTAGCGGCAATAGCAGCCCCTGACGCGTCGCCAGCGTTGACCATGTTTTGACTTCTTCACCGGCCGCGTCTTGTGTCAGTGCATACGACTCCAGAGTCAGTGTGACGTTTGCACGTTCACGCAGCACACTTCGCGGCAAGGCTGTGTCACGCTTTGGCCTGTATTTTACCATCGATGCACCCGATACGGTGCCAGCCAAATCTTGATCTTTTCGACGTCTGGCTCGCCGAAGTCATACAGCTCTTTCGCGTATTGCTTCACCGCTGCCAACAACTGAGCCGGAACCGTTGCATAACCGCAAGTAAACCGCACGACGACTGCGTTGATTCGATCGTAGATCGCCGGCCAGGCTTCGCCCGTCTTTAGCACGATCCGAGACACTCGCTCAGGATCAATCAGATCGGTTGCATATACTGACGTTGCCAGTGTTTGCTGTGCGTCGTCCGTGTCCTGATATTTAATGCTCGTAACCGTCGCCACTGGTGAGCGTGGCAGGTAGAGCATCTTCGGGAACGAATCCAGCGTCAGGTCATACGTTGCCGCCGGCAACTGCCGCCCGGTCTCACCTTCGACGAATTCGCGGCCGGCTGATATTGCCGCCGTCAGCAAGTCATCGTCAACAGTGAAGCCGGTATCGATTCCGCAATACAGCTTGAGTTCGTTCAGCGTGACTGGCTCGGTGATCGAGCCTACCAGAGTCAGCCGATTCTCGTAATTGTAAGCGTCGGCCATTGGCACCCATGCAAAGAAAAGAACCAGCGAGCAAACGCCCCGCCACCAATAATAAAACACTACGGTTGCCCGCTGGTAAAATGCCGCCGACGGGAATCGAACCCGTAAACCGGAGCTAATGAGACTCTAGTGGGGAGCCACCCCCGGCGGGACAAAACGCGTGACGGGTGGGAACAAACACCCGCCACGCTCAGCAAACCACACGCCTCACAATTAGGCTTGTGTCAACTTCTTAACCGGAGCGTGACCCGGATCAATGATCTTGCCATCAAACGCATTGAAGGCAACCAGACCATCCTGATCGTTTGCACGATACAGCTCTTCCAGCCGGTAGATGCGAACCTGCTCAACAAGCCGAAGCTTGTAAGCAGACAGATCACCGAACACGACCGACACATTGCCGGTGGCAGCCGCTGGCATATCGTTGTTTACGACAACGTTATAGCCGAGCAATGTGCTCGGTGCTCCAGCCGTTACCGCTCGCTGCCAGATGTACTGATTATCAGCATCCTGCAATTTGCGAAGCAGCTTGACCGTCGAATCATTCGTCATGAATGTTGCACCGTTACGATGTGCAACGTCCACAGAATGCTCGAGATCAATCAGCTCATCAAAGGTAATCGCAGCAGCCGCAGCAGCCGTCACACCAGCACTGGCACCGACTGTGATACCGGTAGCAGTACCCGAGCCATCACCGACAGTCGCTTTGGTATTAACCAGCCGACCCAATCGCTCACCGAACGCTCGACCGAGCAGTGGCACGAGATCGACATCGGTATCACGAATGGATTCCCATGTCATTTTCAAGATGCCAGTGGTGCCCTTGTACGCAGCCAGAGTTGGCTTGGCGAACGTAGGATTACTGGCACTGCCGACTGCTCCAGCTTCAGCGACCATTGAGCCGCTATTGCTGGTATCGTCGAACGTCGGCCAGATGAAGTCACGACCGTTGGCAGTCGTGATGACTTCCGCAACCTGAGTCATTCCACCGTAGAAAGTGAACGCCTCTTGAAGCGAAGCAATCAGCCGCTGGTTGATGACGTTGCCGGCATCGCCCGAGCTTGTGCCCGTCGTCAGATCGTTTCTGAATCCTTTGCAGAATCCATTCAGGATCAGCTTGCCGCCGGGATCGATCCCGTAAGCTTTCATGGCTGCTCTGCCGCTGTCGTCGACGTAGGCACTGGTCTCATCCCACTGCGAATCGAGATAAGCTTTCAGAGCTTTGTTCTCGAGTTCAGGATCAGACAACTCCTTCCGGCCGGTAATCTCAGCAGACGCATCCCGCAATTCGCCAAGCTCAGAACCGAGAGCGTTGACGGATTCAATCTGATCAATCTGCTTTTTCAGTGACGCGTCTTCATCAAACAACGCATCGAATCGAGCTTCAGATTCAGCCGACAGTCCGGCTTCCCCTGCTGCTTCGAGCAACTGATTCAGCTCGTGCTCGATCTTTCCACGCTTCTCACTCAACGCCTTAATGCTAACGCTCATTACGCTCCTTGCCCTGCGGGCAGTCTAAAAAATGTCCGCAGGCACTCAGCCACGGAACTGAGAAAAGACGGCAACACGCCGCCTCATGTTTTCAAGCTTCTTGCTTTGCTGTTCCGCTTCAACTGCCGGTTGCTCGAGTCCCTCAATCAGAAACTCCGGGCAATTCTTCCAGCGGTTGCGGATCACCGACGTGCTCATATCGTCGATGCCTTTGTTCGGTATCACTTCCGACGCGAAGCCATACTCGAGAGCTTCCGACGCGTCGAAATACGTTTCAGCCGCCATCAGATCGTTAATGTCATCTGATGCCAGGCCGGTACGTGAGTGGTAGACGCCGGTGATGGTATCGCGAACCTTATCCATCGAATCGGCCATCTCTCGCATGTCGCGAGCGTTGCCCATTACTACAGTCCACGGATCGTGAATCATGAAGATGGCATTTTCTGCCATTGCGATCTCGTCGCCAGCCATTGCAATAAAGCTGGCTGCTGACATAGCGGCACCATCGACTTCGACTCTCACCTTTGCGGAATGCCGCTTGAGAGTGTTATAGATCGCCTGCCCGTCGTAGACGTCGCCGCCGTAGCTGTGCAGTCGAAGCGTGATGTTTTTTATGCCATCACCAAGCTCGCTGACTGCCTTTTGGAACTCCGCGGCTGAGATACCATCCCATCCGCCGACGTCACCGTAAAATATCAACTCAGCGTGATTATTCTTCGCTGATGCTTTCAGGTTCTTGATTAAGCACACCCCAGTTCACTGGATAATTGTAAACGTCGCCGCCTTCAACGGATTCTTCATTGTCACGCCGCCGCAAATCGTTGACGGAATACTTGCCCATCTCACGATACTTGCGATCGGCTTCCGCCAATTCAGTCAGGCTGTGACGTATCAAGCCGCGTCTGTCAAATTCTATATAGTGCGAGTCGCCATCCTTCTGATCTTCAGTTAGCAACTTATCCATATACTCGAGTTCCCAAGTCACCAGCCACGGCTCGATGCACCGGTCAGCGTGCGATTGATTCTCCTGCTCGAGCGAGTTGTAAGCCGCTCGCGTTTGGTCGCCTAAGTCATGCGGCCGCACGCCGGTGATGTTGCTGATGTCGATAATAGAAAACTGCTTCGCGGGCAGTAGCTGTGCGTCGTTGGCGTTTGCTTTCATCTCGACATATTCGCCGCCACCGTGAACGATCGCCGTCTTCCCGGTATTGCCGATGCCTTCAGCCAGTCGCCCCCAATTGGCTCGCAAATCATCAGCCTGTTGTTGCTTCAGTATTTGCGGCACCTTCAAATATCCTTTAACGCTGCCGCCCTGCTCATAGTACAAAGTTGTGTATCGTTGCGTTGCAATGGCACCCTTCAAGCTGGACTCCAGCACGTCGATGATCGAAAGCCCGCACACGCCGTCATAGCTCAAACCGGGAATGTGAATCACATCGCTCGATGATAGTGCGACTGCCTTATCATCTTTGTGTGTAATGATCACCACTCGCTCGCCGCGGGTAGTGCTTTCAATCACCGGATAAGTCAGCGGTGCCGGTGGTAGAATCTCAAGCCGCACTGGCTCACCGCGTGAGTTGCGGCGGATGCGAGCAAAGCCGTTGCCGTGTAGCTGAGCGTGAAGCGTCAGCGTGCGGCGAAACTGAAACGCGTTGATGATTCCACTTTTACGGTTAATGAGTTTATAGGCTGGATGATCAGTCGCTCGCCGCCGTTCGTTGTCTTCCAATCGTTCAAAAGCTCGGCACCGCAACCGTCCCACATCGTTGGCAACAATGTTTACAGCTCGCCATAGCGGTGGAATGCCCAACGCTGACGAGTAGTTCACATCGATCGAAGAATCACCGGCCGAGCCGTATACCTCTTCAGCCCAATCGCTGAGCGAGTACGTCGGATCTTGCGTGATATTAGAAAAACGACGTTTGAGCCAATTGATCATCGTCTACAGCACTCCCGCCACACCTTGACCCTCGAAAAACAGACCGGCTTCAAATGCCATAATTGACGCCACGATGCCGTCAATCTTGCTTAATGAACCCGGCTTGTCCGGCATCCACTGGTCTTTTGCGTCCCGCTTGATGACTAAGTTGCTCGCCTGCCATGCGAGTACCTGATCCCCACCATGTAGCAGCCGCCCTTGTTTGATCGCTCGTAAGAACGATCGGAGCGGCTCATTGTACGCTCGGCTGCTCTGGTGCATCGGTGAGACGTTGCATTGATGCTCATTCAACAAGTTCTGAGCCATCTGCTCGGCGAATGTGTTGTCGTATCTCCACTGCTCGACGTTGTACTCGGCATCGTCCGCCACGATCTGCTCTTCGATCTCAGCGAAGTCTACCGCGTCACCTTCACAAACGTTGATCAGCCCTTCTGCCACCCATTGCCGGAACGGATGCTGCAATAGATCGATCGAGCCATCTTCAGCCACCCACGTATGAACCATTAGCTGCCAGATGGCGTCATCGATGCCGTCGCCGTCGACCTTCGCCAGTATCGCAACCGCGGCCCAGTCGTCAGCCCGTCCCAGGTCAAAGCCGCCGTAAGCCGTGCCCGGCCACTCGCAGAGATCATCAGCACCCTTCGCCCACACCGCCGGCCTGATCGCTCGCTCTGTGCTGGCCACTCTAATGTTCGCGTGATATCGACGCAGAGCGTTTTCATCAGCCGGATTCAATCGGGCATTGCTTGCCGCTTCCCGCAGGTATGCAATCTTCGGCGTGCCTAATCCGGCCACCCAGTCCGGCACATCACCGCCGGCGAACGACTCGAGCATATTAGGATTGCCCTTCGGCCAGCACGCTTCATCAAACGGATCATCATCCTCGTCGATCCGAGCAATGAACGCGAACAGCGAATCATTCGGATGCTCACCGACTTCGACCGCGTCCAGCATCCGCGTCGCCAAGTCATCCTGCTCGAGCCAGATCGCTGATTTGTCATCGCCGGCAGTCGTGATGATCACCGTCAGCGGTTGCCGCCGAGATCCGCCGCCGGTGCTCATCTTCTCCCAGAGCTTGCGGTAATACGATCGCCATTCGTGCAGCTCATCCACGATCACCAGATGAGGATTGAGCCCATCCTTATTTTTTGAATCGGAACCTAGCGGCCGCACAAACGAGTTGAAGTAAGGAGCATCAGGGAAAGACATCCGCTTCGTGCGGCTCACCGCTGCCCGCCGAACGCTCGGTGATGGTGACTGCTTGATCATCTGCTCGAAAGCGTCATACACCAGCCGTGCCTGATCTTCAGCCGTTGCGATCGTGTAGCACTCGGCACCAGGCTCGATCGGCTCATCGCGGATCGTCAGCAGCTTGAGAATTGCCGACGCAAACAATGACTTGCCCCACTTGCGGCCACAGCTCAGATACGCTTTGCGGAATCGCCGCAGTCCATCTTCAGCCCGTCGCCAGCCCATCAGCGACCAAAGGATAAACTGTTGATTCGGCGACATCAGGAACGGTTGACCAGCCCATTCAGCTTTCACGTGCGTACAAAGTGCTTCGACCAGAGAGAGCGAGCGGTTCGCAATCTCGGCGTCGAAATACAGGCCACGCTCGGCAGCGTGCTCGAGATCGTCCA